TGATAATGCCATGTTAGGCAATTTATCTGTTTTAGCTTTACCTAATTGAGTGCTTAATTCATCAGAAGAAATCAAATCAAAAGTAACAGGCGGCACAATTTCAATAGGTGAATCTTTATTGTATCTAACCTTATACGCAGAATCTAAAAACGATTTAAGCAAAGCGAATAACTCATTAGATATTCCTAACAAAGATATATACTGTTCGTCCCTATCAATCTTGCTTTTAGTTGCGGTTGGGTCGCTTAACCCTTTGCTGTTACCTTGTGCGTTTACGTCAATATTCAAAAACATAAAAGCAGTTTCTAAATACTTATCAATTACTTCCTCATTGTCCTTTATGATTGTGCCGTCAGGCGAAACATATGCAAAGCCCGGAAACGCAACAGAATCTTTGCCTGTATCGCTTGTTGCGGTTGGTAATTCATGCACGTAATCTCTAAAAGGAGAAAACTTTACACTACCAGTTCCGCCACATACTGAACAGCTTGTTTGCTTTTCACCGTCCCAAACATTGCCATGACTGCACCCTTTATTAGTGCAAGGCTGGTCGTAATAAGCCCGTGTAGGATAGCTTACTTTATTTCTTACACTCTTATTAGTAGAATGAATAATAACCGCTTCATTTAAGTGCGGTAAGGCAGGGGCGAAATAACTTTCATAATATAGTTCGTCCTCAATTACATCTTCGGGAGTTCCCTTTAGTTTCCACGCGGGCATATACCCTAATGCGTGATTGTAGTAAACCGATAATTCAAACTCCCAATCTACCTTTTTGCCTACCTGCTGAATACGGTAAATGTTTTCGTTATCGTATAGGTAAAAAACAAGTCCTATTTTATCTGCTCTACCACCAAATTCAACTTCTGATTTTTCAGAACTTTGCGCCAAACAAAAGTCATTATTCTCAAACATCAAAACGTCCTCAACTTCATAAACAGTTGCATACGGCTCTAACTCTTTAGAATCATCAATTACTATCTCACCATTTGCATTTTCTTTTACTGGCAAATCAAAATCTAAAACTAACACACCGTTTGGCTCACTAATCTTTGCCTCTGTAACTATTGATTTAAAGTAGTTTCTTACATCTCCGCCCATTGGGAAATTCTTAAAGAAATACTCTTTTGCTTCTTCCTCTTTAAAGTCAAGTATGTAATTCTGTTCCGCCCAAACCCTGTTTAACGTTAGTAGTGCTTTCTTCCAATAAGGTTTTGTGATTGGTTGAAATGAAGTCTTACGGTAGTTCTTTTCTTCGTCCGTTTCGCCAGGAAAGTTTGCCCCGATTAGCTTACTAGGAAACTCGCCACAAGCATGAACTTCTATTTCTTCGGCATGAATACACGCCTTAGAATGTAGTTTACCCCAATTCGGTTTTGTATTCTTTACAGAAACCGATTTATACTTTGAAGTAATGTCGTTAAGAATTTGCTGCTTCTGTTTTTCTGTTAGCATATTAGTTGCAACAACCGCCTTTAGGCTTTATTGGCTTTTTAGGTTTCATATAACTGCAAATTTTGTCCTCGATAAACTCTCACAATAATCCTGAAAGTATGGAGAAACTAACTCCTGATAACACTTCTTTGCCTCCAAATTATAAAGCGAACGGTTTTGCCTGTAATTAGTTTCTAATTGCCCGAATAAACCAACACCGTAATAGTTTTCGCGTATCTTTTCATCTGGCAAAGCATCGCCTCTGTCATTTATCATTCTGAAATAAACCGCCACTTCATGTGAGGGTATAATGTCAAGCATTGCCATAGCCACATCAAAATAAAGTTCATCAGGTTGACTTACCTTATGGTCGCGCTGTCTACCCCAAACATACCAATGCTTATTATACGGCAAAGGGGTTGTCATTAAAAGCTCATGCGCTAAATCGAAAATAGCCTTTACCTTTTCTGATTTTCTTATGAATAGAAAAGAACTGTTTATTGCAGGTAATTTAGCTTTTGCTTTTAACCCGAAATTAAACCAAATATCAGCAGGCTTAGCCCACTTTAAATGGTTGAACACTTCGCCCTGTGTTAAATCATATACACCTTGCACATCGGTAACAAAATCATCTTCTTGCTCAAATAGCGGTGTAATATCCTTTAGCGTAATCCCATCAACATCAAAATAAATTGCTTCGTCAAAGTAAATCAAATGGTAAAATGATGTTTTAATTTTAGCAGGGAATAGCCTACCTTTATCATCTTGCCATTGTTCGTCATTCAATGGAGTAAAAACATTGAATAGGCTTGTATGTCTTTTAGCGTCTTCGTAAAGACCTTTTGAAACAATAAGCTGAATAGGAATAGCGGGCGAATGAAACTTAATAGAGGCGGCTTGATTAACCGCCCATTTAAGATAACCACTCCCGCCAATAGCTATTAACGTTACACCCCTTGTCATGTCAAGGATTAAAGAGTGAATACGCCAGTAGGTTGTGTGTAGTTGGTATAAAACCAATCTTTATCAGAAGAGAACTCCCCCTCAATTTTATACATCTGAATTTCTCGGTTAGAAGGAGGCGCGTATTTAAAGCAAGTAAATGTAACAGGTTGGTCAATTACTAATATTTCGCTTTCTTCTTTATTCCACAAAACCAAATAAGCATCTTTCTTATTCAGAGTTGTATAATAAGAATCGTTAAGAGTAGATACGTTACCGTCCACTCCCTCAACTTTCCAATCAAACCCGTCAAGGATTTGTTGCGAACCACACGCAACAGGGTTATCTATTTTTTGTGGTGAAGGGTCGGGGATATTCATTTTTACACGATTGGCAACAGATATTTTACCAAGTGCAATTTGAGATAGCCACAAAGATGAATTTGACCAGTCCCCAACAATAGGCGAATCTTTGTCAACTACTGCGAATGATGGGAAACCTCCTTTTTTGTATGCGTTACATGCCTGTTCAATGTGAGCTGGTAACGGAGCGCAGTCTACAAGAAAACTCATAATAGATAATTTTATTTTTTGTGCCGCGATATTATGCGTCTTAGGCTAACGCAAAAGGAGAGAAAAACTTGTATGCAAATATAAAATAAAGATTCTTAAACCAACAAAATATTTTTAAGCACAAGAATAATTACTAGAAATACCCTCCGCTTCTTTTACAGTAAACACAGCTTGCTTTAACTTGCTTGTTTTTCTGCTTTTCAAATCATAAGCCCCGTCAGCAACGTAATCAATAGTTCCTATTTTAAAGAAATCATTTAATCTCATTTGGCGTAAACAGGCATGAATGTAATCAGGTGCATCAAATGTTTTAACCTCATATTCACTATCACTTTCTGCAAATAGTAAACTCCTTGAATTATCGCTGAATTTATACACCTCCTTTTCTTCGGGAAACCCTATTAAATCTATTCGCGCCTCTAATCTTAAATAATGCCTTAAAGCTCCTGATGTGTAATCAAATCCAAAAGCGTTATCGGTATTGTAAGAGTAAAATAAAAGTGTGCAAGTATGCGTTACGCGTAGGTTTATACATTCGGAAACATTTAAACTGTCTTTGTCAGATGCAACTAAAGTAACACTATCTATAACATAAACATTGTCGCCTAAAGTAGAGCCTGTAAAGCCTATTGTAACGGTTGTTGCGCCCGAATAAGCGGATAAGTCAAGCGTGTAAGTATGCCCGCCACTCCCTCTAAAATTCTGTGCAAATACCCCGTTAATATAAACAGACATATAATTCAATACACCTAAACTTGTTATGATAAAGGACAGGTCATAAGATACTCCGCCCGATAAACTTAATTGTTGCGTTAATAGCCCCATACCTGTAACGTATGTAGCCGAATTAGCACCCGAATAAGCCCAACCTGTTCCAAGCGTCCAGTAATCTGTTCCGCCTGTAAATGTTCCATTTCTAACTCTCTGCGTTAATAGTAGCGTATCGTAAATCCTAACTGTTAAGCATCCAACATAGTCAGTTAATGAAGCCCAATTATTTATAAGCAACTCAAACATTACTAAGTCTGCCGAATAAGAATAGTCCCCAACATAAATAGCTGAACCTGTTGTGAATTGCGCCCCGTTAAAATAATACTTCAAAGAGTTATCCCCCGTAAATGTGGTATATGAATCTTCTAAAATTCCGCTGTTGTTATAGATACCCAACCCAACCTCTGACACTTCGTAAATCTTAATGTATAGCACATCAAAATCAATAGTGCTTTCATTGGTTGAAAAGGAAACAATATCTGTTGTAATTGCGCCCGCCTTAAATAACCATGTAGCGGTTAAGTCTGCATTATACCCCGCTACTGCGTTTGGTAAAGCTAAAGCCTGTCCGTTTATAGATAGCTGAAATCCAAAGCCCGATGTGGCAGAACCAACGGAGGTTACATCAAAACTACATTGCACTAAGTATAGTTTATTTTGTGTTAATCCCAAAGGCAAAACGGAATCAGCAGTTGAGCCGCCTCCTATATTAGTTGCGCTTAATTTGCCGCCCGCTATACTCCATCCTGCATCTAAACTCCAGTTAGTAGGAGCATCAAAATCACCGTCAGAAACTAAGTTAATTGCGCTACCTGCCGTTACAAAACCTTGCAACATTGTAATGTCTGTTGTCTGAATTGGTTGGCAATAATTACCGCCACACTTACAGTCATCATTAACATTAAAAGCGAGTGCCTGATTAGGCTTTATAGAAATTGCCATTTTATTTATAGTTTAGCTTTCTAAATTCAATACCATGAAAAGAATAATCCTGTTTTTTGTTATCGTTTGCGCTGTTAGTTCTTGTAAGAAAGAATACACTTGCAGCGATGGTAAAACATACATGCAGGGTAGTAATGAGTTTAATAAAATATCCCAAACTCAAACCATATCTTATAATGGAAGAATATATATGTGCTATTAGTATCATGCCTTTTTTAGTAACTCAAACTTTGTTAGCCCTGTCTTAATCCTATACTCCATGCTCATTATATATCCATACATAGGAGCGTTTGCAAATTTATAGAACTCAATATAGCCGTATGGGTTTGCCTTTATTGCCTTAAATTCCGAATAACTTAAAGGGTATTCAAATGAGTAAGTGCCAGTCCCCCAAATAGGGCTAATGTTCAATACGCTAGAATCATTCCATTGAAAACTTTGATTCTCTTTTAGCTGTTGGCTTTTATATTCTTCTTGGCATCCATCGGTATAGGCTACAACATTTGCGGAACATTCTAAAGTAGTATTCCCTTCGCCTTTAACGAATTTAATTGCGCCCCTTATTAACTGCAGCCCTGCTGTTATTGCATTCATGTGAGCAAGTAGCATCCTTGCAGGTGTTAGCCTTAAATTATAGGCTGTTGTTATGGCGTTCATTCCTGCACCATAGCTAAAAGAATCAGCATATAATTCGGGCTTATATATATTGTTGGTAGAATCAGTTATTGTGCCGTTTACGGTTTCTGTTGCGATTGCTTCGTTTACGGTTATTACAGTCCTGCTAACAATTTGCGATACTGTTGCTATTGTAAATGTCCCGTTATTTAATGCCGTTCCCGTTATTATTAATGTGTCCCCAACCTGAAAATTGTAGTATAATCCCTCAATCCTTATTGTATTTGTTGCGGTAAATATTATTTCGCCATTATATTCATTTGTAAGTGCTATTAGAAAGTTATCATTGTCATATCTCCAATCTTCAGTAGCTAAAACATCTTTGTTCTTTCTTCTTGTAAATTCTATTGTGTAAGGGCTTGTGATAAAATTACAAATCTTAGTATAAACATTTTTTACAGTTGATATTATAGTAGAGTATTCATGTCTAGAATTAGGGTCATCTAACCCTCCCTTAAATTCGCTTTCCCATTTCTGATACCCAATATCAACTTTGTTTATATACCTCGAATTATCATCCTTAAACTCATACTTATTTACAAGCGGTAGTGTGATTATTTTTGTAGTTGAATCGAACCAATAAGATAAAGGTTCAACCCTTACAAGCCCGCTAACAATACCCATCCCGATATTATGCAAGCAGTCCATCGCATCAAATACATCGGATAGCGATGTGTATATTTTTTGGGTATCGAACTTCCTTATGTTTAAGCCGTTTGTTAGTGCTATCTTAGAACCGCAACCGTCCGCATCATAAGTTCTTTTTGAGCTATCTAATCTACCGTAATAATCAGAATAGAAATTATTATCTGAATCGCAAATTGAATCTACAACCTGATTAAACGCTTCATGTATTAGAACTGACTTTGTGTTTGAAATAACCGCTACCGTATCTGTTGTGATTTGAAATGTGCTATCCTGCGTAAAGGTAAATGTAATATCCCCCGAAATAGCAGAACCCGCATTTACAAACCAATTTACCCAAATAGAATCACCTGCATTTATATTTATTGTTCCGCTTGTATTTACTGCAAAATCTTCCGTAAAGTTTGATGTTGAATAAGATGCTGTTGAGTATAGTATTATTTGCGTTGGCGCGTCTGCCTGTCCGTAAGACAAAACTAAATCAGCCCCAGATGTAACCCTTGTTCCTGAAGAAAGGACATCGGCAAAAGTCCCAGCCCAATCTATTGAATACGCTATTGAAAGAGGGTATATTATGGTATTGTCATTAAACGTAACCAATGCCGATATTGGCAATAAATCAGCCGTTAAAAGCATTGAATTGTATTCAGATACGGAACTTGCCGAATCTATATCAGAATTACCCAATACCATATTTAAAGCTACTGCATTAGCATACGGCACGTCTGTAATAGTAAACGCATAACCGTAAGTATATGAATCGGCATTTGCACTATTCCATAAGTCAGAATACTCAATAGACATTGAAGATAATGGAAGGCTTATTGTGTTTGCAGGTGTTATAGTTACGCCACCTATTGAAGTAGTTGATTCTAAGTCAACACTTATTTCGTCCCGCATAGCTAACTTGGTATGCAAATCGGACTGTTCTATATTGCAAGTGGTATATTCCCCGTCTGTTTTATATGATGCCAAATTTATTATTCCGTCAAATAAAGTATCATAAGTGCCACTACCATCGCAATCGTATTCGATAAGGATGTTTATTCTACCATCTATACCCTCACTTTCATAAATAGCATCTACATATTCTTTGCCGCCTCCGTTACAATGAAACTTTAAGGAATTAGTGTAAAGCGTATTCATCCCTTTATACTTTTCAGAGCGAGCCATATTTATAACGGCTTCATCCCATCCAATAGGGTCTTTGGTGAGTATTTCGCTACCTACATAAGGAGCGATTAAATCTGTGAGTGTCCATCTATACGGCATTAGCTTTTATATCTTGAAGTTAGATAAATAGCATCACTCATATTCTTAGAAATTCCTTTCACTATTTCTTTACTCATTTGCTTGTTACTGCTTTTTATTGTTGCCCTTAAAAGCATATCATCATAACTTTCTGAATTATTGTTTTGTTGTTGGGAGCGAATCATTGGCACTACATACTTGTGCATCATTAAATCTTCAATCCTGTTTTCATGTGCCGCCTGTATAATGTCCCCATGTTTAGCGGTTGTTTGTTCGTCCCATATATATTCTTTGCCTTGCGCCTCAATTAAAATACCGCCCTCTCTGTGTGAGCGTCCAATTAGATACCCGTTATCAATTCGCCCGCCCGCTAAAGCAACTGCGCCCCCTTTTTCAAATTTTGGGATAGCTGGTAGTGGAGCTGCGTTTATTGCGGCAATCTGTAAAGCCCCCGTTGCTGCTGCTAAAGCGATAAATGGAATAGCGGCTGGAAATCCTGCTTCTGATGATTTTGCTATTGAAGTCGCCATACTAACAACCGCATTAAAAGTTGCGATTGACCTACCCGCAATAGCTTGTTCCCTCTCTATCTTTGCTCTTTTTATTGCATAGTCCTTTTCTATTTGCGCTCTCCTTTCTGCATTATTACCAACTATCGAAAGTTGCTTTTCTTTTTCTTCATCTAAAGCCTGTGTTTCACTTGCAAATATCGCTTGCGCTAAACCCCCTAAGGCGTTTACTGTTGGCGCGATTGTGTTTAAACTATCTGCAAAATCTGTAATAAACTTTTGAGCCGCTAAATCAGCAGACAAAGGAGATACATTAAACTTCGCATCAACTTCTGGCACTTTCTGAATATCAATATCAGCTTGCAAAGCATCTAAAAAGTTCTTTGCGTAATCCTTTGGCGGTGCATCTGGTAGTGAATATGCTTTTACATCTACCGCTTCTTGTTTTATTCGCGCAGATTCTTTTTCAGCATCACTAATTTTTTTAAGTGCAACACGGGTATCCAAAACCCTGTCCTTTAATTTCTGCTTATATTTTTGTGCCGCCACATAATCCATAAACTCTTCCTGCTTATGAAATTCACCTAAGTCATTAATGGAAGACGCGAGCTTTTCTTTTAATAGCTTTAATTCAAGTTCTTTAAGGTTTTCATTATTAAGGAATGCTTGCTTTCTTCTTTGCTCTTGTTCTTTATCAAATTTGTCAAGTGCCGCGTTTAATATTTCGTTTTGAATATTCTGCGCTTCTTTCTTTCTTTTAAGTCTTTCAATCTCTTCTTCATCTCTCTCTTTTTGCTTTTCTGCGTTTTCTTTAGCCTTGTCATCAGACATCCCCAACCAGTATATAAGCGAAACTACCCCAGCAATTACAAGTGTTATCCCTGCCGTTGCCATCGCCCAACTTGCAGCCATACTAAGACCAGTAACCTTACTTATTCTGTCAACTACTGTTAGCGCAACCCCGTATGCCTTTGTCGCTACCCCGCCCTTTTCAGTAGCTATATTTGCCAACTCCTGAACGCCTTGTAATGCAGCCATAGCCCCCTGAACTTTCAATAAAGCCTTTTCTACATTCTTGTTTTCAGAACCGAAAGCAGCGGCAACACCAGTAGCAACACTAAAAGCAGCCGCCACACCACGCGCACCCTGCACCATAGTATCAAATACTTTAGTGTCAGAAGCCATTTTTTTAATCTCGCCCCGCGTATCACCAACAGTATCTTTTAATTCTGCCGTTGCCTTTGCTAACTCCTTAAACTCCTTTGTCCCGTTTTGCCCCAAAGCAGCCATTGTAATAAGCTCCTTTTCCATTGCCTTTAATGCAGACGTAGCATTGCCATACTCATTGATTAACGCACCCATTACATCGCCTTGCTCGTAAAGTTTCTTTGTTGCGTTCTCTATACTCTTATCCGCAAACGTTGCTTTAATCTGCGTTTGCAGTTCTTTAGTTTCGTTAGTTACGGAATTAACCGCAACACCAACTTTGTCGAACCCTTCAGGGACGGCTTTGTAAACAACACCAACCTCATCTTGTGCCATTGTCTTTTTTCTTTTCTTTCATTTTTCTGTCTAACAGAATCAAATATTGTTCTACGTTCAACTTTCTTAATTCTGCTAACTGCACCAAATCACCGTCCACCAACATCATTAAATTTTCTTCGAACTGCTCTCGTATTCTTCGAACTTTAACCCTAATGTCGAAATCTGCGTAACTGCCGAATTGAATTTTTCTATCTTCTCCATACTCTCCTGTAAATATTGTTCCCAATTTACTTGAGTAATATTTCCCGAAGGTATGTAGCCCTTCAATCCGGCTTGCTGAAAAAAATCGTATAGCTTCATTCCTTTCTGCGAATCATTCCAAAGTAGTTCAAACTTTTCCTTGTGTAATTCCTTATTGTAAACACATGGGTTTTCGTCCTCACGTATGTAAAGTAAAGCCGCTATTTCAGTAAGTAATGTAGGGTCAAATAATATACTTCTTCGTTCTTTTAAAACCCCTAACCAATAGCCTGTATCGGTAATCTTCTTTTCAGAATTTCCATTCAATACTTCTTCTACTTTGCCAATCCAACTATCTAAATCTCTACCCGGTATCTTTGAGGTTAATTGCTCCTGTAATTCATTTAGCTTTTCAAGTAGCGGTAAAGGGAGTTTCTTTAAATCAGGAAACGCAAAGTATTTTCTATTCTGCGAATCGGTAAAAACAAACTCCATATTTTCCTTATAGGTTTTGCTTTGGTGCGAAAAACAGTATTCATGGATTGCTTCTTTAAAGCCTATTTTCGCTAAGTAGTTAATTAGTCTTTTGCCTGTCATATATATTGTGAATGGATAATAGTTGCGATTGCGCTACTGGATAGAATTACAATAGGGATAATGTAAAGGAGTTGAACCGTAAACGGCAACATAAGTAAGCAGATTGCCGTCCCATAAATAGACGGCATACATTTAACGCAACCAATTAAAGGTTTGTAGATTTTCTTACTACCTATTTTAGAATGTAGAAATTTTTTTAGCGGTTCTAATATCATGCCTTCGCCTGTTGCTATATTCATTCCGTTTACGGATAACGCAGTAAGAATTATACACCCGAATATCGCTATCATTGTAGTGTAACAGTTTGTGAGCTAAAAGAATCATCGCAGTAGTCGAATATCACATGAATACAGCTAACTAAATCGGTTTGCCCTGATGGTATAAACGAAGTCCTTTCGTTTGCGTTTACTGCTGTCTGTTTGGCAACCCACACCTCATAAATTACACCGCATCTAACCTGTATATTTTCTACCCCGATAATATCAGTATAAACCACATCAACAGAAGTGTATCTGTCAATACGCCCGTCAGGAGTTTTAAAGTAAACGTAGTAATTTATTGATGCATCAACTACATCCCCAATAATTAAGGTAGTAAAACAATTAGGAATATGCTTCGCCTTTGAGCAGTTACATGACATAGTTTATAATTATGCCTCGTATAATGCGCGAAGTCCGCAAAGTATGTTTGCAAATATACTATTTTTTTATTCGATAGCGTTCAAAGAAATCATACAAGAATGTGTTGCATTTATACCGCCATGCATCCAACGCATCCGCCCTTTGCGCTTCCTTATTACGTGAAGCCTTTACCATGTTTCCCTCCGCATCGGCTTCTACAAATTGCATATCATAAATCAACTTCTTACACTTAGGATTCATCTTAACGTCAGGATGGAAAGCCAATATTGCATTTACTAAGTGGCGGTTCTCTTTTACAGATGGATTGGCGCGTGGAACTTGTAATCTTCGCCCTAAATTAAACCTTGCATCTATCATTCTCCACGCATCAATATTATTTCTTTGCGTTATCTCTCGCTTGCGTTGCATAGCGTCACCTGTAAATATTGCATTACTTACTACTCTCATGCCGTAAGTATTTTCAATCATATCGCACATTTCAGGCACATCTCCATTCTTTTCAATTACTATTTCATCAAACGTATGGAAATGCATACCGTTGGCATCCGTCCAAATATGAGAAGCCTCGCAAACAAAAGGCTCAACGTTAAAGTCTAAAGAAAAGTAAACAGGTAAAGCAGGATTAAAAACTGCTAAATCTGAAATGTGTTTTTCGCGGTTGAAATTTTGGCAGTAAGGGCGTTGTATATCTTCTTTGCCCCACTCACCTAAGTAGTATATTCTGTAAAGATTTGGCGAAACACTTGCTTTCTGCTCTAAAATTATACGGTATTCGTCATCAATAAAATGATTATCCTTAAATGTGGTTTTTAGTGTGGTGCAATTTTCTAAATGGTTATCGAAAAAACGTTTCTTTAGCCAATGGCTTTCATCAATAGGGTTAAATGATAAAATGATTTGTTTGTAGTTGGCAGTTTCGCCCCTCAAACGTAAATCTATCTGGTCGAAGTCACCCTCTGTCAATTCTGTTGCTTCCTCTACCCATATTGAAGTTATGCCGGCTATTGATTTTAATCTTTCAACATCATCTAACCCTGCCAAAAGTATTTCATTACCTGTTGGGGTATGGGTAAACCTCATTTCTGTTTTGTTTATCTCAAATTCAGAGCGTAACCCTAAGTCAGAAATACAATCAATAAGAATTTGGTAAACTGATGAGCGTAATGTGTTGGCTACTTTACGAATGCAAAGGAAACGGTGCTTTTCTTCACCAACAGTTCTAATTACTATTTTCTGTGTTGCAAAAACCGATTTGCCACTGCCAGACCCGCCATATAAAACTTCATAGCGATTTGTGTCAGACAGTAAGCCGTAAAACGAATCATTAACTCTTAGCTTTGCTTGCTGGTTCAATTAGGATAGATTTAACGCCACTAATGCCTATATCCTGCTTATCAACCAATCCAAGCTCCCTCGAAATAATATTAGCGTTTAAAAGATTGCCCGCAGCACCTTGAAACTTCTGATTATAGATAGCAGTTTCGATTTGACTAATGACCGTTAAAAAATCTTTTTGCTTTTCAGTCAAATTATGCTTAAAAACCCTAAAATAAGACTCATCACAGCCCAAATAGAAGCATAGTTGCGATAAAGTCATAGCCCTTATTACTGGCAACTTAACTATCTCTATTGAGCTTCCTACGCCTTGTCCGTTTGATACGACTTTTGCCTGTGTTTCAAATAGTGGGTTATCTTCGCACCATTGGAAATACTCACAAGCCGCCTCCCACAGTAATTCGGGGGTTTCAAATAGCTTATCCCGACCATGTTTAGCCCGCATTTTCCAAAACTGATTACCTATTCTGCCATCTGCCATCCCTGCAAATTTAGCATTTATTATTTAACTACTTCGAATTGATATACTTTACCTGTTTTCTTTGAACTAACTCCTTTCGGTGCGCCACCTTTAGTTTTGCCACCACCGCCATATTTAGTTAAGTGCGACCAAATTGTAGTAGGTGCTTTAATATACAGTTTCCTCGCAGCTTGATTTATGCTTTCAAAAACTCCGACAACGTTCATGTTAGGAAGCTCGTAGGCTCTAACCTTAGTATTTTCAATTAGGCTCATAATTTATTTTTTACCGTTCAAATTTAAAAAAGTTTGCGAAAGTTTACTGATACTCAAATTTTATGAAGTTGGTAATGTTCGAAACTTCGCCCCAAGTTTTCGATTCATGCCAAAAACATTTATTTCCTTTTGGATAGTAGTCAATTATTTTACCGAGTTTATTTAATCTGAAAGCTGATTTATCCGTAAATTCTTTAGCGGTTACTTTTAGCTTTTCACATTCAGTAAGCAGCAAATTTGTTCGCTCTGCTTTTATTTGTTGTTGTTTATTCTTTTTTGTTTCTGTCATAACTTTATTTTAAATACTGTGTTACTAATTCCGAAAGAGAAGATTGGCGAAAAGGCTGGTAAGAAGAAGTGTTGCCCCTACCCCTGTTAGGAACAACGCTCCACCTACTTAATTCCGATTAGAGTGAGTTGTATGAATAAGTGTGGCTGTTAGGGGAAAGTGTTACGTCCATCGGCATCGTTGCCTACGCCTAACATTTGAAAGGAGTTTCGTTTTTTACTTCTCGAATTGAAGATGCTTTCGCTCGGAGTTGTTTGTCCTTATGCCTAACTTCTTTTACGCTTATGGCTTGCGTATAAATAACAAAACCTCTCACAGGTTTGCTTTGCAGCGCGCGCCCGTGAAAGGTTTTAAATATTGTTTGATTACATCCTGCAAGATGGTAATATTTATATAGCTTGTAAAGAACTTTAAATGAAATCGGTATTGTTGCTTCTTAGCTTTTAACTGTTTCTGCTATCGTTCCGACACCGCAATATTAACCCACCTCACCCACACTTCCAAATTTTACGCGAAGTTTATTTTAAAAAAGTTTTCAATCTGCCTAAAACATCCATTGAGCTATGTCCGTCAAATTCGGGAGCCTTATCTATGGTTATTGCAAAATTTGTTTCATTGAATTTATCTATTGGCAGGTGATATGTTATTTGCTTCCCATGTTCATAGTTTATACCCAATAAAAACCATCCATCATATTCTGTTCCATCGGAATGCTTAACAGTTCTCCATATTGGGTTATAGTAGCCGCTTTCTCCTTTTCCAAAATTAGCCATTACCCTACACAACGTAATAAACAATTCTATTCGATGATTATACAGCTCTCCAAAAGTGTGGTAGCCATCGGATATATTATTTGAATTGCAATGTTTAATTATTGTGTTTACTGTATCTGTTAGCTGTTGCTTTCCAATATCCATAGTTTCCGCAAATATACTATTTCCTACTAAAACTCTTACACCGTATTTCCTCCCCGTCCTCACTATACGCAATCGCTACACCTCCATTGTAATAGATTAAGTATTGTTCCGCGCTGAATGATAGGCGTAATGTTTCTTCCTTATTACTGCATTCTATTTGAGGCTGGTCGGATTGGTCGGTATCAAGTTCATATTTATAACTTACCCCGTTAATCGAAATTAAAATCTTTGGCATATTGCGAATGTAAAAAACTTAATTAGATTTGCAATCGCTTAGTAGAAGTAAGCATTATTCAAACTTATTGCCCGTCTTGTTTATTCGACTTCTACTCGTTTAAATGATTCGGGCAAATTTATTTTATGAGAGTTTTAATAGCATGTGAGGAAAGCCAGGCAGTTTGTAAAGAATTTAGGGCATTAGGGCATGAAGCCTTTTCATGCGATATACAAGAATGTAGTGGAGGGCATCCCGAATGGCATTACAAGCAAGATGTGTTTGAGGTAATAAATATGGGATGGGATATGATGATTTGTTTCCCCCCTTGCACTCATTTAGCGGTAAGCGGAGGTAGGCATTTTGCGGAAAAGATAAAAGATGGCAGACAGCAACAAGGTATAGGCTTCTTTATGAAACTTGCAAACGCAAACATTGAAAGAATTGCTATTGAAAACCCAATAGGCATAATGAGCAGTAAATGGAGAAAGCCAGACCAAATTATTCAGCCTTATTATTTTGGCGATGATGCGGGTAAATCAACTTGCTTATGGCTTAAAAATTTACCACTTTTAAAACACTTCCCGCAAGATGATATGTTCAATAAAAAAACATGGGTTGAACAAACATTTATAACAACATCAAAAGGAACTACATACGATAAGTGGTGGTACGATACATGTATGATTACTTTAAAAAATGGATTAAGAGGCAAGGCCCGTTCTAAAACATTTCCAGGCATAGCAAATGCAATGGCTCAACAATGGGGTAATTTATAAACTACGCAACGTAACTGCGTATCATAAACACCCCACCTCACAAAATTATTTAGGTTGGCTGGGAAATAGTTTTCATTGGTAAAACATAGTATCGGTAAAAATATTTTAAAAATAATTGCAACAAATGTTTGGAAGTTTCGTTTACATAACTAAATTTGCACCATGAAAGGAAAGAAAGCGGCTAACCGTCCACTTAAATACGGTGAAGAAACAACGGTGATAGCTTTTAGAGTTCCAAAGAAAAACAAAAAGCTGATTGAAGAAATAAAAAAATTTGCAAACAAAAAACTTTCAAAGCTAGAAGTAAAACCGCAGTCATAATTCACTCACTCGAAAAAAGTTTAATGAAATGAACAGCTCTAAGCACTTTATAGAAGATTACAGAGAACATAAGATTTGGTATAATGAAGATACCGACAAATTTACTGTTGAGTTATTGGTAGAAGATAGCTGGCGCGAAAAGGGCAGAAAGTCGCTAAAAGAATGCAAGCAGGCTATTGATGCCCATGTTAAAGAAAATTTAGAGTTCAAGCCATTGTTCGCTATAAGAAAATCATGGAGCAATGCAACAAAGATAAAAATAGAACAAGTAAGGTCGGACGGTGGATTTATTTTCTCTACCGATACCAAAGAAAAGCAAACTGAAATATCTGATGTCATTGCACAGTTGAACGGTAAAGAATATAGATACTTTAACTACGATGCAAATTATATTGATTGGCTTACCGCAAAAAAGAATTTGGAATTTAAGCAGTCTTTAGAAATGACAGAGTTTAAAAAGACAGAGCCAAAACTAACACCGCTTGACTTATCATTTGTAAACCAATTCATTAAACCATGATAGCCACAACCTCACTAACATCATTATACGCTTACATGTCCGAATGGGAACAACGCGGCAAAGAATGTCGCTGGTATATGCGAAACGGGATATACTACCTGTGTAATTCGGTTCAGATTGAAAAGGCGAAGAAGTGTTTTGTAAAGTAATTCATTCATTAAAAGTAAAAACGAAATAAGATGGACAATACTGAACTATCCGATAAATACGAAGAAGCAAAAGACCAAATAGCATCCCAATCTCATTACATAAAGCAACTATTATCGCAACGGGATGAATTGGTGGAGGTGTTAAGCGACTTCATTCAATTCATCCAAATAAATGATTCGATAATTATTCCATCGAGTTTATCGGTAGGCTATTTTTCTAAAGTAACTAAGGCACATAATCTTCTAACCAAAATAAACACAAAGCCATGAGCAACAAACTAACACGCGAAGTAGTCTATCTATCCGAATCAGACCGTCCAAAGAAAGTAGAGCCGTTGAGTTTCTATGATTGGATGCGAAAAAGATTTCCAAGCTATAATATATCTGATGAATGGCACGAACGAACATTGAATTTAAGGGCTACTGAATACGCCACCTACCTACAAGAATTTAGTGCGGAGGAAGTGGGGGTGGAGTTTACGCATGAATCTTGTGATGCTACTAAAATAGATTTTAAGCCTACCGAACTTGTTGCATCGTCATACGATAATATAATTTACAGAGGAAGAAAAGATGGTGTAGATTATTTTATAGCATTTGACAATTACTCATACGAGTGCATCGGGATTTTCAAGGGACATCTTAATTCAGGTAAATTCTAACCTATGCTCACCACACTAAACATAACCATGTGCGCCATCCTGCTTGTAATGGCGGTAGTAATTGTAGCAAGGCAATACGAATGGAAACGGAATAACAAGGACAGTTATCCTATTACTAAGGCACATCGCAACAAATTTTATCCACTAATTAAAGATTGAGAAAATGACAAACCAAGAAATTAGAAGCAAGTTAATCATAGCAGGAGTTTCAAATCTTAAAGAATTTGGCTACCCGCAAGCAGACAAACAAAACATACTTACCGATGAAATTTACAGCCAGTTCTTTTTGAATATGCTTAAAGAAAATAAAGGGCAGTCAACAGGGCAGGTAGATAAAGTTATTGACGCTTTAATAGCCGAATTAAACAAACCGTAACCAACCATGACAAAGCACCAACTACACGCGTTCTACATTATCGCAGGATTCCTACTGTTTACATTTACGATTATCGCGGCATGTATCGTTTTGCAGATAAGCGAAGGCACAAATAGCGTTGACATTGTGCGTTGGGATTTGGGCTTTTGCTTATGTGCTGTTATCGGCTGCCCTTTAAACGGATTATTAACTTAAAAACAAACATAAAATGGACGAAAATAAAATATTTCAATGCAATCAAATTATTGCACAATTCATGGGATGGAAAGCCGATGATATTAGAATTTACATAGTTGGCAGAAATGGTCACATGGGTAAAATTGCCTTCAATGAAAGTTGGGATTTACTTATGCCTGTGATTGAAAAAATTGAAAGCCTACCTACTAATAAAGATGAAGGTGAAGAATACCAATTTAGCATTACTGGCGATGGTGTTTCAATTACTAAATATGACGATGGTAGCGGAATAATTGCACAAAGAGTAAATGAAATTGGTAAAAGTAAATTAATGTCGACTTTTGAAGTAGTTGCTGCTTTTTGCTGTGATTATCTCAAGGTTGAGAGGCGGTCTTAGGGTTGCCGATAACGCTAAGGATGTGATTGTTTTTTAACTGATAAAATAAAGAGAAATGAAAGTAACAGTAGAAGTAAAAACCAAAGAAGATGTTGAGGTTGAATTGCCATTATTTTTTAATCACGCAGGATTGCCGATGGCTGTCCTAAACGAAAAAGAATCGGTTTATATCACAAGTGATTATATTGTGCAAACTGCAACAACGGTATTGTTGGCATATTATAAAGATAGCGAACCAATCACAGCCGAAGAATTTACGCGTGTTTTTGATTCGCGTATGGAGCAATTACAATCTTTAAAATCACAATTTTTTAACCAATAACCATCAGCGGGTAGCACCGATAGAGTGATAGATACACGAAACCGCCCGCGCCCGCTGATTATTTTAAAACAAAGCTATTTAGCCGAATAGGTTATAGGGGCGCGAAAGCAAAAAACCATGATTGCCCACGATATATAAGGCAGTTAAAAAACTATGACAGGATGGAAAGACCCCACATTTTTAAACCAAACAAACAATAATAAAAACAGAAACGATGGCAGATTTAGCAAAACCACAAGGCAACCCGATTAAACTCTATTTTGAAAGAGAGGGAGTAAGACAGAAATTTGAGGAATTAATGGGTAAAAGAAGCGTTGGCTTCGTTACTTCTATTTTATCAGTAGTAAATAACAACAGTTATTTAAAATCAGCAAAGCCCGAAACGGTTTACATGAGCGCAATGATGGCAGCTACATTAGACCTACCCATTAACCCGAATTTAGGGTTTGCTTATATTATCCCTTACGGAGATAGCGCACAGTTTCAAATGGGCTATAAAGGCTTTATTCAGCTTGCACTTAGAAGCGGACAATTCAAAACGATTTCTTCTACCAAAGTTTACGAGGGGCAAATAGTAGAAGAAAACCCCTTAACCGGATATGTGTTTGACTGGAGCAAAAAAACATCTGATACCGTTGTTGGGTATGCCGCTTACTTCTCGCTTATAAACGGATTTGAAAAAACCTTTTACATGACATCGGCACAAGTAAACGAACACGGTAAAAAGTTTAGCAAGACTTACAATAATGCAGGAGGACTTTGGAAAAAGGATTTTGAAAGCATGGCATTGAAAACAGTATTGAAATTGTTACTAAGTAAATACGCCCCGCTATCAGTAGAAATGCAAAAGGCTGTTATTGCCGACCAAGCTATAATCAAAGATGCTGAAACAATGGACGTTGAATATATTGACGAGGGAAACGCAAAGCCCGACTATGATAACCTAAATGAATTAGTAGAATTGAAATGGGATAACCTTACCGAATCAGAACAAAAGGAAGCCCAAGCGATTATGAAAGAGAAACGCGAAAAAGATTACCAAAGATTACAAACACTTCTACAATCTAAGTAATATGCTATCAGAAGAAAGAAACGGAAATTTTACGAGTAGCGAGATTGTTGCGCTAACTACAAACGGGAAAGCTAAAGATTCATTTGGCGCACCGTTCTACACATACATCGAGGAGTGCAATATGGAGCGCAGATTAAAGCGTTCTATTTCATGCGAAGAAAATGCGCGTCCTTTATCATGGGGCAAACTTTGCGAGCGATACGTTTGCGACAACCCGCAAATATTAGGACTTGAATATTCGGTGAACCTATCCGATACCACAAGACATCCGACCATTAACTGTTGGTTAGGTAGTGAGGACGTTTTAAAAGAAGATACAGTAGGTGATATTAAAAGCCCTAAGACGCTAAAAAGTTTCTGCCAGTTAGTTGATTGCGTTTACGTTAAAAAGTTAGATGGTATGGCTGCCATGAATTACATACGCGATAATCACAAAGACGGAGAGAAATACTACCAACAAATCGTATCGAACGCAATTATACATGATAAGAAATTTGGGGAGTTAATTGTTTTCGTTCCTTACAAATCAGAGTTACCCGAATTAAAGAAGTTAGCACTTGTTTTAGACGCTGAAAGTGGAGTATATCAGTATTCATGGGTAGCAAACGCGAATGATTCAGAATTGCCCTATTTAAACGATAGCGGGATATATAAAAACAAAACGGTTATACGGTTTGAGATACCACAAGAGGACAAAACATTCCTAACCTCCCGCGTCCTGTCCGCCTCAAAGTTGCTTGAGAATATTTAATAAACCTTAAAATAAAGAAACATGAAAGCAATATTCAAACGTAATGAAGTAGTAATATTTGAAAAAGACTTCCCAAAGTATCTTTCAGATGAGGAAGAAACAGAACTTAGCCAGTTCGATAATGAGCCTATCAATTCATTAACTATCAAATTTAACGATGGTGTAATAGTTAAGATTGTAAATAACTTATCCGATTTAGAAAGCAATTATGTAGAATCAATAACTATAAATCTTATATAAACCAAACCACATGAAACCAAAAACACAGGAACAAGCAGTATTGCGACTGCTAATTGACAACAACTTTATGACACCGCTAAAATTCGTTCGGGCAGGAATAATCAGCTACGGTCAGCGAATATGCGACTTGCGTAAAATGATTACGGTCAAATGCGAGGAAGTGAAATTTAAGAATAAGTTTGGACACGCGGCTATTCACGGCAAATGGAGTTTGACTAATAAGGCACAAGCGGAAAAACTTTATTGTAAACTTTTAAAAGAGAGTAAGTAATATGAAAAGAGAAATAAAATTTAGAGCGTGGGATAAAATAAAGTCAATTATGCGTGGAGTGGTTAGAGTTGATTTTGACAACCCATCATTCAATGTTCAGATTTTGTGTCCAACAGAATCAGCCCCCCAAAATTGGGAACTTAGAAAATTTGATGAGGTTGAGTTAATGCAATTCACAGGCTTAACCGATAAGAACGGTAAGGAAGTGTTTGATGGGGATATTGTTGCTTGTTATGATTGGGGCGGTAAGAATCCATTCATAAAAAATGATTCAATAGTATGGGATGCTGATGAAAATGGATGGAACTTTAACTCTAATTGGGTTGAAGATAGATACGACTTTAGAAAGGCTATTAGTGTATGCGAAGTCATCGGCAACATTTACGAAAACCCAAACCTTTTAAAATAATATGGAGCAGATACTAACCACAATAGAAAATCACGCAGGAACTTGTTTAGCTATCGCGTTTGTATTCTATATTTTATCAGACCATTTAATAACTCTTTTAAGACGAAAATAATGGCACGTAACCTAACAGACAAAGAAAAGTCAGACATAGCCGAACTAATTAAGGACGGTTCTACATGGCAAAGTATAGTTAAGCAGTTCAACTGTTCAACTTCCACAATTTACAGGATAATTAAGGAAACTGGAATTGAATTTAAGAAGTCACGCGAACCATATAAAGCGCGAATCACATCGCACGTTCCGCTTACGCATATTAGGAATGGAGAATCTTTTATTTGTAATGCGTTTTAGTAGTAAAAAATTGGTAGTATAAAATTTATTTTGTATATTGCAACCGCGAAATCGTATGAAGAAATTAAAAACAAATCCCAACCATTCGGAGAATCTAAAGGCATATCTGCCTATACGGTTTCGCAACTCCGTTTTGGTTGGGGCTGTTTTTTATGGCTAATCCTAATGGTTACGAACTTTCAAGGAACTGGTTTGATTGGTGCTTTGAAAATCCCGAAAAAATAACCCCGAATCATACCGCTTTATATTTCTTCTGTATCGAACATTGCAACCGTTTAGGATGGAAAGAAAAGTTTGGCATACCAACTACAATGGCTAAAGAAGCTATTGGCATAAGAAGCTACAATACTTACATTAAAACTTTAAACGATTTAGTTGTCTTTGGATTCATTAAGTTGGTTGAAAAGAGTAAAAATCAATACAGTTCTAACATAATTGCTCTATCAAATTTTGATAAAGCACATAGCAAAGCACTTGACAAAGCATTGATAAAGCACACGACAAAGCAAGGCGAAAGCATTGATAGTATAGATAAACCAATAACCATTAACAATAAACCTTTAACTGGAGAAGAACATTTTAATCACATAAAGGAATTTTATTCAACTACATACGAATCACAATTAGAGCCGTTCAAAAAAACATTTTCAAAATTAGAATACGATTCATTTAAAAAATTCATAGACGCTTTATTTAGAGATTTCCCGATAGAGCAACTTGTATCGCAGTGGGATAAATGCCTTAACATTGGCGACTGGAAAAATAACCTACAAGCAAAGCCATACATGATTCTAAAGCCCGCAATAGAAAAGGCAATAGCCGCGCAGGTTGGCAACAGAAATCAAATGGCACTAAGAATAAAAACGTTCACAAACGGATTACTGGATGAAAAGGTTTTTGTAAGATGACATTAAGAGAGCAGATAAGAGAAAAGTTTGAAGAAGTTGAATATGATTCAGACAAAGTAATTGATTGGCTATTTGAGCAATCTAAAGACCTTGAAAAGATAAAAAAAGCCTTTTGGATATTAACAACGTTCCCCGAATACGGAGAACCTGAAATTCTAAACAAACAAAGAAATGCAAGAAGATAGATTACAGCCATATTCAGAACAACTCGAAAAGGAGTTAGTGTATCAATTACTTAACGACACTTCCGCTATCGAACTTATTTACAAGATAATCAATAAAGAGGCGTTCTATTATCCACTTCACGGGTTAATTTTTGAAGCGTCTAAAAGCAACTTCTTAGAAAAGAAGCCAACCACAAGCGAATCTATTATCGAATACTTGCGCGAATCGGGCAAACTAAAAGGAATAGGAGGCATTGAGGCAATAAACGAACTAAAGTATTCGCTTCATTACAGAAGCGTTGATATAGGCTATAATGCGGCTATTATTTTTCAGAAGTTTATTAGGCGCGAAATAATACGCTCGGCAAATATTGCACTTAATAACGCATACGATGAAAGCAAAGATGAATTTGGCTTACTTGATGAAGTTGTTGCTGTTGCGGGGAATATAAATAACTACCTAAATGGAGCAGTAACAAAGACCATTGAAGATTACGCAGATAGTTACTACAAAGATACGATTGAAGTAATGAATAGCGGAGGAGGTATAAGAGGCATAAGAACTCACATTACTTCTTTAGATTACAGATTAGGAGGGCTTGCAAGTGGTAGAATGATTTTGTTTGCAGGCAGACCAGGTAGTGGCAAAACGGCTTTTATTATTCAGCTTGTAAACAATATATGCTTAGACAAAAAGAAATCTAAACTTCCAACCGTTGTCTATTCAATGGAGATGACAGGTGAGGAATTGATAAATAGACTTGTTAGCGGGCTTTTAAGATACCCATACGAAAAGATAAGTAAAGGGGATATTCCGTTAGAGATGCACGAAAATTTTACACGCGCTGTAAACCATATTAGAGAATCTAACTTGCATATAGTAGACGGAATGAATGATATTAGAAGCATAGCGTCCGATATGAGATTGAGGCGCGAACGTGATGGAATAAAGTTAGCCGTGTTAGATTACTTGCAACTTATCCGCGCCCCAGAAATTCGCAAAGGAGGTAATAGAGAGGAGGAGGTAGGGCATGTTGGTAGAGTTACAAAGCAACTTGCAAAAGAATTAAAGATACCTATTGTAGCTTTGGCGCAACTAAACAGAGAGGTCGAAAAAAGAGCAACTAAAAAGCCACAACTTGCAGACCTTAGAGATTCGGGTAGTTTAGAAATGGACGCTGATAGTGTTACTTTTATTTTCCGTCCAAAATATGCGGGTATGGAGAAAGACGAAAACGGCAATCAGATACCTGATAATTTAGCCTATTTGATTACGGCAAAGAATAGACACGGGGCAACTGGAGAGGATGAAGTAGATTGCGATATTGCATGTAATATTTTTAAAGACCTATAAAATGCACCAATTTACCGAACAAGAAGAAACTGAATTAGCAGAACTCAAACGAAAGTATAATTCGGTTAGTGAGCAGCTTTATTTAGAAGAACGCAAACTGAAAAAGTTAGAAGTAAACGACCGCGATGTATCGGAACAACTTTGTAAATTCTATAAGAATCAGCAAATCGAAATTGACGATAACAGGACAAAGATTTATTTAAAAAGCATTGGTAAATGAAGATTGAAGAACACAACAAGCTAATTGAAAAAGCTAAAACAAGAAAGGATGGAGTTTATTCATTCGGGCAATATCTATACGTTGTTAAGGATAATAAATTTATTGCATATTCTGATTATTCGGGCAATCTATCTACTATACACGGAGTGTTTCACATGCAACGTGGCAAAGTTGAAAGATACGATAGAAAGAGCGAACTTATTAAGTATTTGAGGAGTATTGATAAGTAAATAATTTAATCACTAAAATAAAGAGTATGAAAACTTACAAAGACATTTACAAATTTCCATTAAGGTTAGGCAAGTATTCGAGTTGGGTTTATGACGATGCGGATAATTTCGTATTTCAATTCGAGGAAGAAAACGAACCTGCTCAAAAGTTGATACTAAATGTTTTGAATGGAAGTCAAACATTAACCAATAAAGACTTAGTATTTAAGCATGAGCAAGGGCAAATTATTGTTGATGAAAACGGAATAATAAAGCCTATAATTCTCATTCGCGGTTGGGGTAACTTAACTGGAATTGGTGGGCATAATTTACCATCCGAAGAAGCCGCTAATATTCAAGATACATTTGCGGAGTTTATTGTCGAGCAATTAAATAAACGAACTGTTTTGTAATTCCAAACCAATTACTAAATTTGCACCGCTTACACTTAACCATGAATAAAATATTCAACTTATTGCCCTGTCGTTTGGTTTTAGTGTAAGCAGCTTTTACTTCTTTACGGCAGGGTTTATTTTATTATAGAATATGAGCAGATTAAATAAAGACTTACAGGCAGAACTTGAACCGAAGCGTATGTTGTTCGCCAAGAATTGTATTGAGAAGTTAGGCTATAAAATTTTTATGCAGGACGAACACAAGTTACAATTTTCATTTAAGGATGAAATAGTAACGCTATATCCTTATTCGGGCTGGCATACTGGGAAGTCAATTACGGATGGCAGAGGAATAAATAAATTACTAACTCAAATATCCCACACAAAATGAAAGAACAAACACCGTTGGGAATGGCTATTTCGGTAGTTAAAGGACATGAGGAGTATCTCGTTACTAAATCTTCTATGGTTTCTCTTTTAGAATCACTCCTACCCGAAGAACGAAAGGTGATAGAGGTGGCGCACAATGATGCAACAGAAAATTATCGGAAAGGATACCCAACTCCAATTTTAGACGGAGCGGTTTATTTTGAAACCAAATTTAAACAGTAAGAACATGGACTACACGGAAATAATTAAGAAAGCATCTTATTTGAAGTATCCATTTGATGGAATAGTTTTAATCGGGGAAACTTTAGATAAAAGAAAAGTTTGGATTGACGGGGTAACATCACCCCTCGCCAAACAAATAACCGAGATTGAGAAGTTGGAGTTTGCAATTAAGGTATTATCGGAACATACAGCCGCATCACACTATATAACATCAGATATAACTGAACTCGAACACCTCCGCGACAAATTTATTAACGAATTAAAATTGAAGTGAGATGGAAATGATACAAGCCCCAACTGAAACCAAAGCGATAAAAGAACATCGTTGTAATTTTTGCTATCAGAAAATTTTAAAGGGAAGTGTTTATGTAAAATCAGTTTGGAAAGTAGATAGTGTTTACTCATGGAAAACACATAAACATTGTGCAGATATAGCCGCCAAGCTAAAGATGTATGAGGATTCAGATGAGGGAGTAGATTCTGACGCTTTCAGTGAACATATTAAAAACGAGTATCAAGATATTGTAATGAAAACTGCCCCTAATTGTAAGGATATTATTTACCCAAAAGCGTTAGAAAGATTATCTTTTGTATGCAACCATCACGGAATTATAATTACTAATTAACCCAAAATTAACGCAGAATAAAGTTTAAACTATGACATTTATATCACAACAAACACAAAAGAGTTGCTTCGTGCCATGCGATAAGCAGAAGGTAGATTCTGGCTTATGCGATTGCAATAACAGAATGAAATCAATACAAACAACTATGACACAAGAAGAAATAATTAAGGGCAATAAGTTGATAGCGGAGTTTATGGGCGGAAAGTTTCAAACAGGTAAAGAGCTAAGCCAAGCTGACGATTGCTTTCTGTTTGAAGGAGAAGCGGCTATCCCAATATCTAAGCATGACTATTTTACTACATGGGGGTTATTGATGCCAGTAGTCGAAAAGATTTGCCGAACTAAAATAGGGGATGACGTAAATACTATCGCTTATGCCTACCCGCGCACCTTCGGAATGATAGATGAAGAAACGGGGAAAATAATGGTAAGGCTAAACGGGTATTTTCTTAACTCGGCAGATACGCTGATTGAAGCAACATGGAAGTCGGTGTGTGAATTTATAGAGTTTCAAAAGAATCAATAACCCCTAACCGGGACATAACTAACCCTCACAGATAAATAGAGATTATGAAAATGAACCCTCACTTTTTTATGTCGTTATTAAATGGGATTGGATTGCTTTTTTGCTTTAAAATTGCAGTAAAAGAACTTACCCATATTTCAAATGCTGAAACTATAATCCTATGGTTATTAGTTTGGAATATAGTTGAAAAATTAGCTGACAGAAATTGTGAAAAATAAACTCTAACCAATGAAACAACCCCACCCAACTTAGCGCGAAACGGTTCGGGTATTGCCGAAGGCAGGGATTTAGAAGCAGAAAGTTTCAACCTTGCACAAATGCCTAATAGAAGTACAAAGTTTAATTAATCGAGAATGCCATGCTTTTGGCAATACCTTGTTAGGTGCAGTGCTTCTCACAAATTTTAAAATATGAAACTTACAAATAAAGAAAAAGATATTCTGAATTTAGCTTTGACTAAGTTAGATGAGTATTACGATGAACGTGAAAAAACGTGTAGAGAGTTCAAATGGATATGTCACGACTATTTACCACAAGCAGGTGATGGTTATGTAGCAAACAAAAACGTTTTTGATATTCAAGATAAAACTATTGAAGATATTAAAAAAGCTAAAGAAGAAGGTCGCCAAACAATAATGAAGTTGATTAACGGTCTTTAGCATTGCACCTAACGGTTCACGGCTTTGCGAAGCGGTGGATTTTGAAAAACAAATGTTCAATTAATCACTAAAGTTCAATATATGCACAAAAGTTCAAATTTAGCAGAAATGCCACCGTTTTGCAAAACCGATGTTGGCAGCAGTAACGGGTTTAAACAACGGTTTTTGTTTCCTAATGATTTTTTTAACTTCGGGAAACACAAGGGTAAAGATATTGCTTGGGTTATAGATAATGATAAAGCATACTATGGATGGCTTATTACAAATGGATTGTCAATTACTCATTTGATTTCTGAATATGCAAATGGTAATAATCCTGAAATTGAAGAAATAAGGCATACTGTTGACAAGAAAAACAATACACTTTTAATCAGGTCTTTTAAATACTGGGTATTAAAGAAAGAGAAGTTTGTAAGAGGCAAAGACAGAAAAAAACATATTTCAGATAAAGTCATTGCATCTTATAAAATAGACATACCTTTTACAATACAAAAAGAAACAAGGTCAGAATGGAGAGATTATACAAAGTTTCACAATGATTGCGAATTGGTTGAATGGGAAGTAGAAGTAAAGACATACGAGGAGCCAGCATTGTCAAACTTTATAAACGAAAAGCTGAAATTACACGGTCGGTAGTTATTGCTGCCAACGGCTGACGCTATACGAAGGCAGGGGTTAAGATGCACTCCCTTTCAGCCTACCACAAATGATAAATAGATGCACACCGCTTGTATTAGCAGTACGCCCCTGCTTTTGTATAGCGTATGTTATAGGGCGTTTAATTTTAAACAAATGGACGTAAAGCAATTGATTGAACACCTTAGTAAATTTGATAAAAAAACCGAAGTAATGATATTAGACGGCTTTAACGGTGGTGGAAATAAAAGAGATATAAATCTAACACCTACAAATTTACGAACTATTACAAAGGAGGATGCAGAGCAATGTGGCGACTGTGAAGGACGTGTTGGAGATAAAGTTATAGTTATTGGCTATGGGTGCTATTAAATGCCCTATAACGTATGGTGCTATGAGCAGGTTTGTGTTGCGCCTGCGGCAAGGTTGCGTATAGGTGCGGTTATGTGCCGTTTTTATTAACGAATTTAATTTAGAAATATGAAGAAATATAAAACAATAGTAGCAGACCCCCCTTGGAAGTATGGTGTTTGGGGTGTTGGTTCTGAAAAGAGTGCATTTAGTAAAAAGCACAATGAAAACGAAATACCAATACCATACGAAACTATGAGTGTTGAACAAATTAAGGCTTTAAATGTAGCGAGTTTAGCTGATGAAAATTGTGAGTTGTATTTATGGACTACTCAAAAATATTTACCTGATGCTTTTGAAGTATTAAAGGCTTGGGGGTTCAAATATTGCCAAACATTAACTTGGTGCAAAACTCCGATGGGAACTGGACAAGGTGGTGTTTATTGCCCTACAACTGAATTTTTAATACTTGGAAGAAAAGGTAAAATGCCAAAAGTAAAACGAATAGATACAACTTGGTGGAATGTAAAACGAACAAATAAACATTCTAAAAAGCCTGAATTTTTTCAAGACTTAATTGAAACGGTTTCAGATGCTCCACGATTAGAAATGTTCGCAAGACGTGAACGTGAAAACTGGGATGTTTGGGGAAATGAAGTTGAGAGCAGTGTCGCTCTTTAAATGGCACATAACTCACAAATACACGCCATAAACTTGCGTTTATCTAACCCAATAAATTAATCAAATAACAATCAAAAAAGAAAACATGAAAAACACAGAGTTTAGACTACTTAATTATGTAGAGTACTTAAATTGGAGTGAAAATGGAACGCCAGCATATTTTATGATAAGAGATATTTATCGGGATGAAGGCAAGGTTTCATTAAGTAATGGTGCAATTATGTTACCATCACCAAGCATGGATATGATAAAACCAATCCAACTTACCGAAGAATGGCTATTGAAATTCGGGTTTCCTGAAAGCGATTTGGAAAACGGTAAAATACTTGTTGTAGGTGAAAGTTTTGATAATGTTATTGGATATACAATTAGAGCGTTAAGCCCAAATGTTGTTATAAAATACGTTCACCAACTACAAAACTTATACTTCGCTCTTACTCAAACTGAGTTAGTAGTTACCACCACACCAAAAACCCAACCGACAACACAAAAAACAGAATAAGCAATATAACTACATTGCGAAGCCATTTGTCGGGGTTATTTTCGTCTTGGAGTGTCATGGTCCATTAATTCTCTTATATGTTTTAATTCAAGGCTAACTTCTTTTTTAAATGCTTCGAATTCAGCCTTTAAACTTTGCGAATCATCAATCTTTTTTAATGTAGAACGGATCAACGAACCTATCCAGCCAATGAAACCCGTAACAATAGCCGAACCCGCTGCAATCATCGCATTATTTTCATATATTGACTTTGTTTCGTTTTCCATTAATAAGTTGATTTGATTTATGAATTTGGTATCTTGATTCTTTAAAATCTTCTAAAGCCTTTTCGCAGTGGAACCCGTTCTTAATTACTTTCTTTAAAAACATGGTGTAAAGTGACATCATACATGAAGGGAATTTATCACCATAAGAAAGTAAAGTGGCTATGATCGCACAAATAATAATTATGGTTTGGAATATTAAATTATAAGTAGTTTCATTTTTTACTACCATGGCATCAATTGCCAGGGCTAATTCGGCAAAACTTGCACACTTTGATATTCTACAAAAGTGAAAAAAGTTAGTATAGCATACAAGAAACACTGCAAAGAAAAAATTGGTACCAAACATGGCGTTTAGGTAGTACAATATTTCAGGATTGTCTAAGCCTAGCAATAAAGCTACATTGATTAAAAACTGAATACATACCAACACAAAAGGGAAGTATGCCATGTATATTTTGC